GGGAAATGTCTCAAAAGAGAGTTTTACAAATGGCAGCAAACAGAAGTGTATTTATTGACCAATCACAATCATTAAATTTATTTGTGGATAATGCAACTAAACCTAAATTATTAGCTGCACACTTATTTGGATGGAAATTAGGTTTAAAAACTGGTATGTATTACTTAAGAACAAGAGCGGCAGTTGATGCGTTGAAAGGTTTAGGGGTTGATATGTCAGCATCAAAACCAGTCGAACAAACATCATCTGTGAATAATGTTGAAGTTCCAACAAATAATACATTGATTAGTGAACAAACACCTGAAGTTGTAATGACATCAGAAAGACCCACCGATTCACCATTTGAGTGTGAGGGATGTGGTTCGTAATAAAATTAGGTATATTTTACTATAAATTTAACCCAGCTTCGGCTGGGTTTTTTATTTATTACCATTTTATAATAGTTTATATTTATTGGTATGGCGGTAAAATATGGAATTGATTTTCCTTTTAGAGACAGTTTAGAAGGTAGTTATTTAAAAATGACCTCAGCACCCGATAGGGAAGTTAGAGCTAATTTAATACATCTATTATTAACAAAAAGAGGTAGTCGTTATTTCTTACCTGATTTTGGTACAAGATTATATCAATTTATATTCGACCAAAACGACATGGTAACTTGGAACTTAATTGAAGAAGAAATTAGGGAATCGGTAAAAAGATACATACCTAATTTAGACATAACAAATCTTGAAGTAATTTCTGCGGAAGATGATCCTGATAATGTAAGAACATTTTCTTCTGATGAGGACGAAAGACTTTTTAGAGTATCAGATAGTAAAAATAAACCGTACACCGCTAAAGTAAAGATTGAATATACAGTTAATAATGGAGCGTTTTCGTCTTCAGATTTTATAATATTAAACATTTAAAATGGGAAAAAAGATATCATACGCAACCAGAGATTTTGCGGGACTTAGACAAGAATTAGTAAATCTAACAAAAGAATATTATCCTGATTTGGTTAAAAATACCAATGACGCATCAATATTCTCTGTATTGTTAGATTTAAACGCGGCAGTTGCAGATAACTTACACTTTCATATTGATAGGGTTTGGCAAGAAACAATGTTAGACTTTGCTCAACAAAGACAATCGTTATTTCATATTGCAAAAACTTATGGTATTAAAATACCCGGTAATAGACCATCCGTTTCTTTATGTGATTTTTCTATTAACGTACCAGTAAGGGGAGATAAAGAGGATGATAGATATTTGGGTGTTGTTAAAGCAGGTGCTCAGGTTTCAGGAGGAGGACAAATATTTGAAACGTTAGAAGATATTGATTTTTCTGACCCATTCAATAGTAGAGGAGAACCAAATAGACTTAAAATACCTAATTTTGATAATAATAATAGATTAATTTCATACACTATAACAAAAAGAGAACCTGTTGTTAACGGAGTTACAAGAATTTATAGAAGAGTAATTTCAGAATTAGATCAAAAACCATTTCTTAAACTTTACTTACCTGAACAAGATGTGTTAGGTGTAACGTCTATTATTCATAAAGATGGAACCTCATTTGGAGCAAATCCATCATCTTCTGAATTTACAAACATTTCAAATAAATGGTATGAAGTAAAAACATTAATTCAAGATAAAGTTTTTATACCAGACCCAACCGCAGCTTCAGATTCAGATAATTTTAAGGCGGGAAAATATCTCGATGTAAACAACAAATTTGTAACCGAATATACTCCCGAGGGTTATTTTTCAATAACATTTGGTTCAGGAACTGTTAACCCATTAGATAATTTAGATAACTATATGAATGGTTCTTTAAAGGTTAATCTATCAACATATCTAAATAATATGTCATTGGGTGCGGTACCAAAGGCCAACACCACAATATTCATCAAATATCGTATTGGAGGTGGTAAAGACTCGAATTTAGGGGTTAATATTATAACAAGTGTAGATGACGTTGAATTTGAGGTTAATGGTCCAAATGAGAACTTTAATTCACAAGTCCAACAATCATTGAGAGTTACTAACGTAACTCCCGCAATCGGTGGAGCTGACCAACCTACAATAGAAGAGTTAAGAAATATGGTATCTTATAATTTTTCCGCACAAGATAGAGCGGTAACTTTAAATGATTACAAATCATTGATTGAGACAATGCCATCTACTTATGGTGCACCTGCTAAAGTAAATGTAATGGAAGAAGATAATAAGGTTAAGATTAAACTTTTATCATATGATGAAAATGGTAATTTAACTGATATTGTTTCTAATACATTGAAAAACAACATATTAAGTTATCTTTCTGAATATAGAATGATAAATGATTACATTGATATTACAAGTGGTCAGGTAATTGATTTAGGGTTAGAAATTGATTTAATTGTCGATAAGAACGAAAAAACAAGTGATATTTTAAGAACAACGATTCAAAATACAGTAGAATTTTTCGCAATTGAAAAACGTAAAATGGGTGACCCATTATTCGTGGGAGATTTAATGAGAGAAATTGGTGCAGTTTCAGGAGTTGTAAATGTTGTCGACGTTAGAGTTTTTAACAAAAAAGGTGGAAACTACTCAAGTTCTGAAGTTTCACAAGACGTAAACGCAACAACAGGATTAATAACACAAACTGATTTAACGATATTCATGAAGTCCAATCAAATTTTCCAAATCAGATTCCCAAATGTAGATATCAAAGTAAGAACTAAATCTTTAGGAACGACTACATACTAAAATGTTTTTTCGTTATAATAGTAGAAAATCTCATGCTTTCTATTTATTATAAGAACAATGCAAAAACATAGAATTTCAACAAATATTGGAAAAGACCAAAGGGTTACGGTTGAGTTAAAACAAGACTACGACTTATTGGAGGTTTTATCATTAAAATTTACCCAACAACAGGCATATACATCGTTATGCTCGGATTATGGAGTGGTTTGTGGTAGAGTTACTGCAAATAATGGTTTAGGTATACCAAATGTTAAAGTATCGGTTTTTGTACCACAAAAAGACACAGATTCAACAGACCCCGTTATATCCGCTTTATATCCCTATACGTCAGTCGTAGATAAAAATGATGATGGATATCGTTATAATCTTTTACCATCAAGGAAACAACACGGAGGACACGTACCAACAGGTACATTTTTCGACCAACAAGAAATATTATCAAGAGAAGAGGTTTTAGAAGTTTATGAAACTTATTACAATTATACCGTAAAAACCAATAGTGCCGGTGACTTTATGATTTGGGGAGTACCTTTAGGGGAACAAACAATTCATGCAGAAGTTGACTTGTCAGATATGGGATGTTTTTCGATTAGACCGTATGATTTTATTAGACAAGGAGTTGACGAAAAAAGATTTGATAGGTTTTATAATTTTAAATCTGATGAAGATTTAGATGGATTAGAACAAATTGTGGCATTTAATAAAAAAATTGAGGTTTTTCCATTTTGGGGAAATCAAGATTTATGTGAAATAGGTATATCAAGAGTGGATTTTGACTTATCAGATAAAGGTGTTAAGGTAGAACCAATTTCATTAATTTTAATCTCATCTGTAACAGATAGTAATTCAGATGCGGTTAAGAAAACTGGTGTCATTAGAATGAACACCGGATACAAATGTAATTTACAAACTAGTGGTGGTAAAATTGAAGGTGTAAGATATACAGGAAATAAAGTATATGGTTCAGATGGAACAACATTGTATCCTGAATTAGAGTATTTTAATCCGGGTGTTATTGAAGATGACGGTACAGCAATGGCTGTCATCCCAATGAATATGGAATATACCTTCACAAACGAATTTGGCGAAGAAGAAATTACAAACGACCGAAATAAAGGTATTCCAACAACAACAATTGCAAGACTTAGAATTGGTTTAGGTGAAGGAAATACCGAATCAACAAAGGGAACAACATCTGCACATTATTTAATACCACAAATTAGAGAATATAATAAAAATGAAAATGGTTCAAATAATTTAGGTGAATACGATGGTGAATTATTAACGACTTATCAATTTTCAAATGTATTTGAAGATTATTTAACGGCTGTTTTTCCAGATGGAACAAAATCAACAATGACTAACCCTACATGGGTTGAGGACAAAAAGAAAAAAATGTTGGGAACAGATAATGGAGGAGTTCCCGAAGATGTGTTTTATAAATTTATTTATGGAAAAGTATATACACCAACTTCATTTCAAGGATCACATTATGAAGTTTCATCTGCTGAACAATTTTTTGGTTTATCAAGAAGAGATGCATTTTTAGGAATTAAACAAATTAGACCAAGTCAAGAAGATGATTGTACAGGTAATGCAAATTATATACCAACAAATTTTGCGTTTAGAAATAGAATTAAATTTAGTTTATTAATATCTTCTATTGTAACATTTATACAATTTGTTTTTGCAATTATTATTGTTAAATTTTTTGAATTTATTGGTTCATTTTTATTTTCGGTAGGTCAAGGTCTATTCGGAATATATTTTGGATGGCCGTTTAATTGGAGACCGTTTGCGAGAATTGGTGAACAATTTATGAGTGCGGCATATAGTATGCAAGATAAAGGAACAAAAGTACTTCCATTAACGGTTTATCCCGATTGTGAAGAGTGTTCTGAAGATACATCGGGGTTTGCCGATTTATCAACTGAATCTGAATATGCGTCTGTTGGAGAGATAAAATTAAAAGTAGTCGGTATTGGTCAAGGTGCTGGCTCGGTAATGTTAATACCAATAGAATTTAACACATCAACCACAA